TAAAAGATTTAATATTAGGTGAACGTTTTCAACCGCAAGAAATACCTAGAGATTTTTTATCTGAAGGTGGTCCACCTGATCCAAGTAAAAGAAAGTTTTTAAAAATTATGGGTGCACTTTCAACAATTCCTATTCTTGGTAAATATATTGGTTTAGCTAAACCTATAGCTAAATCAGCTCCAGCCGTAGTAGAAGCAGCAAAAGGCGCACCATCATATTTTTTTAAACTTGTAGATAAAATTAAACAATTTGGAGATGATGCAACTAGACAACTAAAAGGTTCTGAAAGAGAACAAGTTACTAGTTATAGAACTTCTGATGCAGATTATGAATTATATGAAGATTTAGATACAGGTAGTATGCAAGTTAAAATTAGAAAAGGAGATCCTGATGGTGGTAGTGGATACAAAGAACAAGAATTAACTTTAACTAGAGGACAATCAGATGAGAGTGCAGGAATTGTTCCTGATGACTATGATGAGTATACAGTTAGACCAGATAGTGATGGTAAACTAAAAGACATTGATGAAGGACTAGAAGATATAGACGATTTAATAGATGAACTTGGACCTGAAAATATTTCAGTAAAAGAACTACAAGACATGGGTTATGATGTAGATCGATTAGGACCCGTTACAAAAAAGAAACTAGGAATTAAATAATGATAGGCAAAAAGAGTGGCCCACCACCAAAAAGAGGTCCCACGCCACAAGGCTTGAATATTAAATATAATACTGTTAAAACAGTCAAACAATCTGGAGAAAAAAATAATGGCAGAGATAGACAAGGCGCTACCAAATATAAAAAATCAACCTGAAGAAACAACTGACGATATCGCAGTTGAAATGGTTGAAGAGATTGAAAAGGTAAAGCCTGGTGAAACTCAAATTACTGAAATGGAAGATGGATCGGTTGATATTAACTTTGATCCTGAATCATTAAAGCAATCACAAGCAACTGATTTCAATGCTAACTTAGCTGACTTTGTAGATGAAAGAGAATTAGGTTATCTATCTTCGACATTACATCAAAATTATCAAGACTATAAAAGTTCTAGAAAAGATTGGGAAAAATCATATACTCAAGGATTAGAACTATTAGGATTTAAATATGAAAACAGGACGGAACCGTTCTCCGGTGCTTCGGGTGCCACTCATCCGGTGCTTGCTGAAGCTGTTACTCAGTTTCAGGCGTTGGCATATAAAGAGTTACTCCCAGCTAATGGACCAGTCAGAACACAAATAGTCGGAGTACAAACTCCAGAAAAAACTCAACAATCTAATCGTGTAAAAGATTTCATGAACTATCAGTTGATGGATCAAATGAAAGAATACGAACCTGAGTTTGATCAAATGTTATTTTATTTACCTCTTGCAGGTTCAGCATTTAAAAAAGTTTATTATGATGATTTATTGGAACGAGCAGTATCAAAGTTTGTTCCAGCAGATGATTTAATTGTTCCGTATACAGCTACCTCATTAGATGATGCGGAAGCAATTATTCATCGAATTAAAATTTCTGAAAACGAATTAAGAAAACAACAAGTGGCAGGTTTCTATAGAGATGTAGAATTAAAACCAGGCCACGACAATATAACTGATGTCGAGAAAAAAGAAATGGAATTAGAAGGCACAGTTAAAACTGGAAGAGACGATGATATTTTTACTTTATTAGAATGTCATGTTAATTTAGACTTAGAAGGTTTTGAAGATGTTGGACCTGATGGTGAACCAACAGGAATTAAGTTACCATACATTGTAACGATTGAAGAAAATTCTAAAGAGATATTATCAATTAGAAGAAACTACGAACAAAACGATCCAAAGAAATCTAAAATACAATACTTTGTACATTTCAAATTTTTACCAGGTTTAGGTTTTTACGGTTTTGGTTTAATTCACATGATTGGTGGATTATCTAGAACTGCAACATCTGCATTAAGACAATTGTTAGATGCAGGAACATTATCAAACCTACCTGCCGGATTTAAACAAAGAGGTATTAGAATTAGAGACGATGCACAAGCAATTCAACCAGGTGAATTTAGAGATGTAGACGCTCCTGGTGGAAACATAAGAGATGCTTTCATGACTCTGCCTTTCAAAGAGCCAAGTGCAACACTTCTTCAACTTATGGGAGTCGTGGTAAATGCAGGACAAAGATTCGCTTCAATAGCGGACCTGCAAGTAGGTGACGGGAATCAACAAGCAGCTGTGGGCACGACTGTAGCCTTGTTAGAAAGAGGAAGCAGAACAATGTCTGCTATTCACAAAAGAATTTATTCCGCACTAAAAAATGAATTTAAAATTTTATCAAGAGTATTTAGATTATACTTACCTGCAGAATATCCATACGATGTAGTTGGGGGTCAAAAAATGATTAAACAATCAGACTTTGATGATAGAGTGGATATACTGCCAGTTGCTGACCCTAACATTTTCTCACAGACACAGCGTATTTCTTTAGCGCAAACAGAACTGCAACTGGCAATGTCAAATCCACAAATGCACAATTTGTATCAAGCATATAGAAATATGTATGAAGCAATTGGTGTAAAGGATGTTGACACCGTATTAATTCGACCACAACCACCCGCACCAAAGGACCCTGCGTTAGAACACATCGATGCTCTCGCAGGGAAGCCGTTCCAAGCGTTTCCAGGTCAAGATCACAGAGCACACATGACTGCTCACTTAAATTTTATGGCTACAAACATGGCTAGAAACAATCCGGTAGTTATGGCGAGCCTTGAGAAAAATATTTTTGAACATATTTCGTTGATGGCACAAGAACAAGTCGAAATAGAGTTCAAAGATGAGATGCAACAACTAAAACAAATGCAAATAATGATGCAACAGAACCCAAAAATGGCTCAACAAATGCAAATGCAGGCTAGAATGATGTCAGAAAAGATAGAAGCTAGAAAAGCTGTGTTGATTGCAGAGATGATGGAAGAATTTATGAAGGAAGAAAAGGAAATTACGTCACAATTTGACAATGATCCTATTGCAAAACTACGAGCAAGAGAGTTAGACATCAGAGCACAAGAAAATGCACGTAAGAAAAAGGTTGATGACGAGCAAATTAACTTAAATAAGATGAAAGCAATGATGAATCAGATGCAAACTGACGAAAAATTACAACAAAATGAAGATTTAGCACAATTAAGAGCTGATACTTCGATTGAAAAAACAATTTTAGCTGCTAAATTGAAAGGAAATAGGTAAATTATGTGGTTTAGTGCATTAAAACTCGGTTTAAACGCGGCAACGCACATCTATAAGAAAAAACAAGAAACAAAAATGAAGATGGCGGACGCACAACTTGCTGCGGCCGATAAAATGGCTCGTGGAGAGACCGAATATCAGGGTAAATTACTTGAGGCAAGACAATCGGACTGGAAAGACGAGTTCGTTTTGCTCGTATTAACGGCGCCAATTTTGGTGATCGCCTGGGGGGTCTTCAGCGACGATCCGGGTGCAGCAGAAAAGATAAAATTGTTCTTTGAACAGTTCCAACAGCTCCCTTCATGGTTCACAAATTTATGGATACTTGTAGTCGCGAGTATTTATGGTATAAAAGGAACACAAATATTCCGGGGAGGAAAAAAATGAAAAAAGAAAACGGTAAAAAAGGTAAATACCCTTCAAAAGGTATGAATGCTCTAGCTAAAAAAAGACCTGACGTAGCCAAAAAGATTATGGGTTACAAAAAAGGTGGCAGAGCTAAAATGATGGACGGTGGTGTTACAAATCATGCTCAGTTAACTGGATTTGGTGCAGTAAGACCTGAAGTTAAAAAATTTGGTAAAGGAAAAAAATAATGGCTAAACTTTGTCCAAAAGGTAAAGCTGCAGCGAAGCGTAAATTTAAAGTTTACCCTTCTGCGTACGCTAACATGTACGCTTCTGGAGTTTGCTCTGGTAAAATTACACCTGGTGGTAAAAAAGGTAAGCGTAAAAAAGCTGCTGATGGTGGTTTTATGACAATGGATAACTATTATAAAGGCCTTGTCTAATGGGACTTCGAAAATGGGTTCAAGAGAAATGGGTGGACATTGGAGCACCGAAGAAGAATGGGAAGTATCAGCCATGCGGGCGATCAAAAGGTTCGAAGAGAAAATATCCAAAGTGCGTCCCACTTGCAAAAGCCACACGGATGACAAGTTCGCAAAAGGCGAGTGCTGTCAAACGAAAAAGAGCAGCGGGGAACACAGGTCCTAAACCAACTAATGTTGCAACATTTACAAAAAGAAAAAAAGCAGCTGACGGTGGTTACATAGGAAGTTTTATTAAATTAGATGTTGATGGAAAAACATATAGTAATCCATCTTATAAAAAATATTATAAAGGATTGATATAATGGCCGAGAGACCTATTAGAAGAACAACTGGTAAAGGTGGCAATTATAGACCAACAAAATCTGGAGCTGGAATGACAGCAAAAGGTGTAAAAGCTTACAGGAGAGCTAATCCTGGAAGCAAATTAAAAACAGCCGTGACTGGAAAAGTGAAGCCAGGATCAAAAGCTGCAAAACGCAGAAAATCTTACTGCGCTAGATCACTAGGACAACTCAAACGATCATCAGCAAAGACAAGAAACGATCCAAATTCTCGAATACGACAGGCACGGAGAAGATGGAAATGTTAAATGTCTGATCACACACTCGAAACATTCGTACCTACATTAAGAAAAAAAATAAGGAATTCTTATCAGTCTATAGGTGAAACTATGGTTGCTGGTGGAGTAAAAGATATGGAACAATATCGATATCTTTTGGGACAGGCGCATGCCTTACAATTAATAGAACAGGAAATATCAAACCTGCTAAATCCTAAGGAGGAAAAAAATGATACTGAAAGAAGCGACTCAAACGTCATCAAATTCGGAGAAAGAAGTACCGAAGACTAAACTGGCGCTTGAAGAAAAATATAAAGAACAAGATAAAAAAGAAGAAGAGGTAAAATCAAAAAGAGTTGATGAAACAAATGTTGCATCAATTCAAGATGAACTACCAGAACCATCTGGTTGGAGATTATTAGTTTTACCATTTACACCTAAAGATAAAACTAAAGGTGGAATTATTGTTGCACAAGAAACTTTAGACAGATTAAGAATCGCAGTCAACTGTGGTTATGTTCTAAAGATGGGACCTGAAGCTTATAAAGACAAAGATAAGTTTCCATCAGGCGCTTGGTGTAAAGAAAAAGATTGGGTGATTTTTGCAAGATACGCAGGATCACGATTACCAATAGATGGCGGAGAAGTCCGTATCTTAAACGACGACGAGGTTCTTGGAACAATTAAAGATCCAGAATCTGTGTTGCACCACATATAACATAGGAGGAGACTATGCAAGAAGAAACAAAACAAACTCCGATGGTGGACATTGATACTTCAGGACCAAGTGCAGAAGTTGAATTAAAAGACGAAGCACAAACTGAAGAAAAAGTAGAAACTACGGAGCAAGAAACTAGCCCCGCGCCGCAAGAAGCGAGCAGCGAGGAGCAAGTTAAAGACGATCAGAAAGAATCGAAAGATAAAGAATTAGAAAACTATAGTAAAGATGTACAAAGAAGAATAGCTAAACTAACAGGTAAATGGAGAGAAGCTCAAAGACAAAGAGACGAAGCCATTGAATTTGCAAGAGTGCAAAAAGAAAAAGCTGATAGTTTAAATAAAAAATATTCTTCTTTAGAAACATCGTCTATGAAAGATAGACAAAGCAAAATCCAATCACTTTTGGATGCACAAAAAGCTAAATTAGCACAAGCTAGAGAAGCTGGAGATGTAAATGCAGAAGTAGATATTCAAAAAGAAATATCACGATTGGGTTACGAAGAAGTTAGATTACAGGAACTTTCTCAAATAGCAGAAGAACAAAAAACTGTTAAAGAGGAAACTGTAAACCAACCTTATCAACCTAGACAACAAGAACCTTCTAGAGAAGTAGATCCAAAAGCAGAGACTTGGGCATCTAATAATAGATGGTTTGGTACTGATAAAGCTATGACTTACACGGCTTTTGATTTACACAAAACACTAGTTGATGAGGAAGGATACGATCCTAAATCTGATGAATATTATGCTGAAATCGATAAAAGAATGAGGGTTGAATTTCCGCATAAATTTGATACTAATAATGATACAAATATAAAAGGTGAATCGACCAAACCTACACAGACAGTAGCGTCGGCGACGCGAAGTGTAAAACAAAGTCGCAAAACTATCAGTCTCACCCCTTCTGAAGTTGCTATCGCCAAAAAATTAGGAGTGTCATTAGAAGATTATGCAAAACAAAAAAAACACATGAAGGAGGTTTAAGCATATGGAAAACGATAAAATGAAGACCCCTCGTGCGAGTCAGTCTAGAGTTTCTGAAAAGAGACCTACAACCTGGACTCCCCCGTCATCTTTAGATGCACCCGCTGCGCCTGATGGATTCAGACACAGATGGATAAGAACTGAAGTTTTAGGCATGGACGATACAAAGAACATGTCAGGTAAACTTAGATCTGGATGGGAACTCGTAAGAGGTGATGAATACCCAGATCAAACTTATGCAACTGTTAAAGAAGGTAAATACGCAGGAGTGATCGGAGTTGGTGGCCTTGTGTTGGCAAGGATACCGGAAG